GTTTGACATTCCAACAATAGCAATAGCCCTCTTGATAGTCGGTGTAATAATAGGACTATCAGGTTTAATTCTCTCTATCTTCGCCACAGCTACTGCCTCAGCAATAAGCAATCCGTCACCAGGAACATTAGCGTATAACTTGACGCACCCGCTGGTAAACGGTATGCAAGCGTTCTTCGGCTTCTTCCCAACGCTATACGTGTTGCTCGGTGTGACCGGAATAGTACTCATCGCGGCTGGTATTATATCAATAATCATGGAGAAATTCAAGACTTAAAACTCAAAGTCAAACATATGTTTTTTTCCGCGAATTCACTTTCTTCTTCTTGTGAACTACCCCGCCCTAATGGGGCTTCCTGCTTCAAAGGTGGCTATCTTCAAGGGGGCTATCCATCCCCCACCTCACGGATGGAGTCTTACGCCCCCTTAACCCCTTTCTTTTAAAACTCTTCTGTTAAGATATTAACATGGCACTGAAAACACCGTCTTCAAACATAAGCTTTACAAATACGGTACACCCACACTCAGCTCAACCTGTTACAGCTTTCTCGTTATTTCAAATGCTAGCATCTCCACCATATGTTTACATTTTCATCGCTCTAGGCATACTAATTATAGTATTCATTGTCGTATACGTAGCGTTCAGAAGGTCGTATATGAAAGACCCAATAAGAGGAGGGCTAATAAGGCAAATTCGTCGCTCTAAGAATAGTGACGTTGTAGTCGTGAACGTCGACATATCTACTAGGTCTGCTCAACTGTACCTAGGTGAAAAATTATCGCCGTCGTTGTACACAGTCCATGACCCAGTTACAGGCGAAGAGCTAATTGTCCCAGTCACCTCGGAATCCATGGTAGGGATGATACAATACGGGAATCTACATAGACCGTTGTTAATCACTATAAGGAAAAACAACACAATGCCGTATGCGATAAGGTTAGAGACGTTAGAAACATCGATACCTGTGTCTGAGTATGATACGGCAGAACCAGAATTATTAGCACAGTTGGCTAAGGTCAAAAAGATGATTACTGGTGCCATAACGTTATCTCCTACCACAAAACTTTCTATCGCTGTTGACCCTAAATTATTACTTAACCGTCGGCTATCGCAAGAGTTGGAGATATTGAGTACAATACCCACGACGGTTAAGGAGATGAATGCAAACTTAGTGAAGTTATTGAAGTTGCAGAATGAGAGTAAGCGTGTGCAATCAATGAGCAGGATAATGTTATACTTCGTGATCGGTATAGTGGTGATGATGCTCCTGGCAGTAATATTCGGTCTTCATATAATTTAACTATAATTTAATCTTTTTTGGTCTCTGCTCTTCTGCCATCCACAACCAAGCAAATTTTTAAATAACTATTAGCAAACATATGTTTGAGTGATGTCAAAAATGAGTAGTAACAATGCTTCACCTTCGCTGATTCCGTTAGACGACTATCTCTTCAATGTTTTTTCTAAGTATGTTTCATCTAAAGATTTTGTATTTGACTCCAAAAAGCCAAAGACGTACGACGGATCGTTAACATTAGTTAACTATAAGCCTATGGCAACATTTAGTTTTGTGAACTCGCAAGGATATATGCCATTTATATCTGGACTAAGTGTTTTGTATGGAGATATCTCCATCAAGAACCCAGAAGACATAGAACTGAAATACGGCGAAAAAGGTAAAGAAAAGACTATACACCTCAATTTAGGTAATGTCGTCAACATAATCCGTGGATATGGTTTTACGTTTTATGAGAAGACTCTCGATTTTAATGTACTACAGGGTGCTACAACTAAAGATTTCGTTTCTGATGTGATCGTGCTGTATACAAAAGTTCAAGTTGATAAGGACAATTCAGAAGAAGATAAGAAATCAGCTGAGTCAAAAGTAAAAACGTTAATTCAAACATTAGAATCAGCTAATCCTGCAATCCGAGAAAATTTCTACATCACGTATACGTTTTACACTTCTTTATCGCGTAACTTAACCTCACGCATTATACTCATCCCCAAAGGGGTTGTAAACGAAATTTCCGATTTCCTGCTATCTCAGTACCAACAAAATTATGGCAACGTTACCTTACCACCGGCAGACTTTGTACCTAATGAAAATGTTGAGAGTCCTGAGTTACAGAAATTCCTTGATAAGTTACCGATTGATCTTATTGCAGAAGCGGTTATAGGCACATATGGTTCTTCTCCTGCGGTACTTTTACCAAAAGGAAACTATTCACAATATCTCACAGGTAACGAACGTATAATCAATCTAGAAAAAAATGATGTGATAGTTTTCGGTAATCCTCAAGGTACTCCTCAACTACCCCCCGCTCCTCAAGCTCCCGCTCCTCAAGCTCAGGAACAACAGAACGTAGAACAGAACGCGGTAGAAGAAAATAGTAATATTGTCCAAAATAATTTAGAAAAAGTACTTAATATGGAACTTTCACTATACATTCCAGATTGGTTAAGACCATACTTAAACAGATACGGTATAAGGCAAGGGGAATCTTTAAGCAGAAAAGAGCGTGAAGAGTTTGCTGAAAAGGTCTGGAACCAGTTACAAAAGAACTGGAATAAGATCCTAGAATTGTTAGATTCTAACAACGCCAGCGTTCTCCCTACCACCGTCTTGGCGTTAGTCACTAAATTCCCATCTGAATACAAATCTTCAAGCAAGAAAGTTACGTATAAGTCGGGAAATGTCATAGAAGAAACAACGAGGAGCGTTCTATCTAACGTATTCGCAGAACTCAGACAAAACTATCTTATACCGCTGTTGGACTCTTTCGCCCCAGACCAAGTGCTAGACCTAAGGGTCATCAGACCGTTAAGTCCAGACGAATTCGAAAGGTATCAAAAAGAACTGGGTATCATGGTGCAATTATACAAGTATGCGTATTTGATCTTCTCATTCGTAAATCTATTCAAGAAAAAGAGTTACGAAGAGGTAAACGGTACAAGCGACCTCAAGGAAGCCAACCCTGAGAAGCTTAAATATCTTCAAGACCTTGTGGACGCTTTTAAGAATCTAAAGTCTGCAGGTTTCTCGTTACCCTTAATTGTAGATGCTAATAACACGTTGTTGGTCGGGTCGCTTAATGAATTATCGCCAGACGGAGAGTATACTATACTAAGGATAAATGACTTCGACCTCAGCAAAACTAATGAAGACCAATTGAAGGAATTAAAATCGCTCTTGAATTTTGCAAAGAAAGCTTTTGACGATCAATACGGTGCGTTAATTGTCCAAACTACTGTAAGCCCCTCAACACTCGACATGCAGGTGTTCAAAACTATAGTAAAATTACTAGGAATATGCTCGGAAGAGGATGAAATCTGTTTGTACAAGGCGAGACAAGAGTTATCAGCGTTCCCCGAGACACTTAAGGACAAGTTCATAGATAATGTTGCAAAGGAAACTGGAAGGAACCCGAAGTATAGAATACAATTAATTAATCTATTCGGTACACTGTTCGCACTTGTTAACTATTACAACTATCTGTCTGAATTAAAGAAAGAAGAACTGATGAACTACGGCATTAGTAAATTAACGCAGGGCGAAGAGGAAAAAGCTAAGAAGATCCTTGAGATGGTAAAGCAGGGCTTCAAGATCTCATAATATTTTTTAACCATCACTCAAACATATGTTTTGGGTGGAAAGATGAATTGGTCAAATTGGGTTGAATCTGAGTTCGACGACTTACATCCAGAGAAGTATGCCAGAGACGCACTACATTACTTTCTATTATTCGAAAAAGCTGACGGCTCCCCGCCCCTAGAAGGGGCGAGGCTTCATAAGGCATGGGGTGATTAAATGGGTTTTTTTCTGATCTAGCAACAGCGTTACGTTCATCTATTTCTTTCATAGTTATTGCTATGTTTACGATAATATTCATTGTAGTTTTCGGTCTTCTTGTGTATATTTTCAATATTTTTAACGTTGCACAGTCTAACGTGTCGAAAACTGTTCAGCCTACGAACAATATTTCACATGTAGTCTCCGCAGATATACATACTGCTTACGCAGGTTTTCTCCCATACGTGAACTACTGGATGTATGGACTTGGAATAGGCATAGTTGTAGCTACCATTTTTATTATAGCATCATCAATAAGAGAGGAGGGTGATTAACAATGCAATTGAAACCGTCAATAACTACAGCAGTAGTATTTTTTGCGTTAGCTACAATGTTAGTATTCGTAGCTTTCCCGTTCTTTAACCTTATAAGTAAACAAACTCTCGTGATCTCTAACTCTTCAATGATATATACAAATAGCACAAAAGAATCGATACAGATAGCTAATTCTACATTTACCCTGAACCAACCGCAGTATTATTCCCAACAATACAACGTATTGCTAATATTCTACAGCATTATTACATACCCGTTTTTTGATATTACAGTGTTCGCGATGCTCATCGGTCTGGCGTTTATCTATTGGTTTTTACGTGAAAGGTAGCAGAGCGGGAGGAGACGAGAAAACTCCTAAACTTTTTAAACAGCTGTTTGAGAGAGATATATAATGAGTGCTAATACTATTGCCCAGATAAACCAGCTACTCTCTGAGGACAAATACCAACAAGCCCTGCAATTAGCAGAACAAAATGGTTTAACTCAAACTGCACAAAAAATCCAAGCGTTAATATATGTGCAACAAGCAATTAATGATGCAGAGAACGGTAACATCAACCAGGCATTAACCGATTTGCAGAATGCACAAAAGCTGAACACGAACATTAACTTACAGCCTTATTTCGCTTACATCAACGTTATTCAGCTTTTCAATTCTGCAAACGAGGCATTGAAGAACGATGATTATAACACTGCTTTGAGTGACCTAAACCAGGCTCTACAAATAGCCCAACAGTATCCAAATGTAATCGACGTAACGCAAATACAGCAACAAATACAGACAGTGCAGGCAGAACAACAGATAGAACAATACATCAATGAGGCTAACAGTGAACTGGAAAAAGCAAACTTTGCACAGGCTTATCAATATCTTCAGCAAGCCCTTTCAATAGCACAACAAAATAACATCAGTGACAAGGAGCTTGAAAACGTAACAACAGCTGTTTCTTACTTAGCGAAGATACCTGCGTTTCCAAAACCGCCACAGGGACAAATAACGTTACAGACGTTACAACAATACCTGCAATCATTAAAATCGTTCTTTGCCACTGCGTCGCAGTACGCTACAGAAGCATCAGGTTATTACAGCGGTTTTTCATCTCTTGCAAACGATTATCAACAGTCTGAACAGGTCAGTTCTCAGCTTCTGAGTATAGTCACTCTGCTGGTTAATGCACAGAACACTGCAGGACAGAACAGTAATTCAACGTCTGCAATACAGAGTGCAATAAACCTTATAAAACAGGCACAGAATCAATTACAGAATGTTAACGCTGACAATACACCGTTATCAAGTTTAGCAAGTTCGTTATCCGAAACTGTCCAGGAAATGTATACTAAATACACTGCTTACCTGCAAGCACTCGAAGATATACAAAAAGGACAACAAGAAGCACAAAGTGGAAATTATTCTGAGGCTGTTCAATATCTACAACAAGCTTCGCAAATAGCACAACAGAACGATATTAACATAAATTTAACTTCATATATTCAAGGTTTTACGATTTTGGAGGGCTTACAGCAGTTACCCAAACCCCCTTCAACAGGAACATTCCTTTCTCTTTCTCAATATTTCAACAGCGTGTATCAAACTCTTCAGCAGAACTACCAGGTTTTGGAAAAGGCTTCTCAATATCTTCAAATGAATTTGCAGTCAGTCCAGGGTGATATCCAAGACGCAGAGAACATATCGCAAGCTATGCAGTTGTTAGCAGAAGCTCAGCAATTGCTCTCGCCTTCGCAAAACAACACATCGCCCAACGACATTAAAACGATTCTAGCGAATAAGGATAGGATTCTAAGCGATATATCGCAAGCTCTGCAGTTGTTAAGTTCGAGCGAGAGCTATGATATGCAAAGTTCCGCCAAACAGCTGTTTGAAATTGCACAAAGCTACCAAACCCAGGTGCAAACTTACCTGTCAGGGCTTGAGAAGACCCAACAAGCACTAGATTACTTGAACACTGTAAACACACTCGTAACTCAACAGGTAAATTCTAGTTCCCCGTCGGCGTACTTCTTGGCTTTAATGAACAACTATACTGAAGCCCTTAGGGTGTTAAAGAACGCAATGTCTTCCGCTATGGAAGCTAACTCTCTTTTCGAGCAGATAAACGCCACACCACCATTTGATATGAATCAACTTGAACAAGAGAATATTGCGTTAGAACAGTTTTCTCAATTATTCGGAACTACTGCAAGTGCATATTCGTCTATTCAAAGTTCATTAAACGAAAGTAACTTAAGTACCCCCTCGGATTATGCGAAGTATTACCAGAATGTGGCTTCTACAATGCAGAAGGCAATACAGGAAATAAACTCACTCAACATTACTGATAACGATGTTGTCAAAGTAAGACAACAAATAATTCAGTCATTACAGGAAAACGAGACTAACTACTCTGCTCTATCCCATGCCTTTAACATTATAGCTTCTGCAACTACTGAAACTGAGAAAAATGTACAATATGCACATAGACCTAGCATAGCAAACATAGGCGGAAACGTAGGCGGAAATCCAGCACAAGCCTTAGCTCAAGCTTACAACGAAGCGTCACAATACCTTTCTCAGTACCAGGCACTTCAACCTGTCGCACAACAATTCGCAAATATGGGCGAATTCTACACCCTAATTGCACAAGCTGATGAACTTCTTCAACAAGCACAGAATTCCTCTCCTAGTACTGAAATTTCTTTAATGCAACAGGCAGAGGGGTATCTTCAACAAGCACTTCAGTATATTCCGTCCAATTCACAGGCATACCACAACATTCAGAATGAGATATCAAATATTAACAAAGCAGTAAGTGCGTTGCAGAATGCACAATCTTTACAGCAACGAATAAAGAATGCGTTAAATAACGGCGAGTGGGTTTCTGCTCTATATTATTATAATGAATTATTGCAGAAGACGCAGGGTACTGATATCACTAATGCGTTTAACGACGCAATAGTGAATAATAATTACTTCCAAGCGATACAGGACGTTAGCAGTAATCCATCGCTTCAACCACAGCAAAAACAGTTCTTGAATAGCCTTATAGCTACCATAGGCATCAATACGTATTACTTGCCTCTGATGCAGTCCTCACTACAAGAAGCTCATTTACAAGCGTCTTCTTTGTTACAAGCACTGTCCGAATCCGTCAATTTCGTCGTACAGACGCAACCAATAGTTACCAATTTGCAGAACGCACTTCACTACGCCCAAGATGCTGAGAACTTAGCACAATATGTTTCTCCTCAACTACAACAGAACTTGTCCCAGGTCGTGTCAAAGATTCGGGAGCAGTATAACGCAATTCAGGAACAGATACAGAGTGCCGAAAGTAATCCAGTCCTTAACGTGCTTGAAGGTTTGGCTAACACTTTCAATACCGGTTTAAACAACATGATGAACGATCTTAACAACTTTATCTATTCGCATTTAGGTAAGAACACTTTCACCGAAATCTTAGCAGGGATCGCCGACGGTGCCATATTTATAGCAATCTCTCTTATTCCCTACGTCGGGCTAGTCTTCGATACAATGGCGACGGTATCTTTTATTAGTAGTACAGCATTTGATTTGTTAGCCGGTTCCGCGTCGTTTAACGAAACCGTTAATTCTTTCAAACAGATGTTTACAAACCCGACGTCAATATCAATGATAGCGACACTTGTAGTTGGTGCAATTACAGGAAGGTTGATAAAACCAAATACGGGCAATATTGACTTACTTAAGACTACGGACAGTGTAAAATCAGTTCTGTCAAAAGTTGAGGATTCTATAAAGGACAAGGTCGACGTAGCAACAGTAAGCAATAAGGTTACTGATACTGTTAAGAGCAATGTAACTGAATCCCCAGACTTCTCAAAAATTAACGACTTGGTAAAAGAGGTAAAGCTGGATAAGCTGGACATTAAGGCACTGAAGGGGTTAGGTAACAAGCTAGTAAAGATCGAAGGAGACGCATACGAATTCGTCAAGAGTCACATATCGGATACAAAGATTACGATAGAGAAGTACCAGATTTTCAAAGATGTGAAATTGAAAGTGTTTGATGAAGCCAGCAATATTACAGTAAAGTTAAGCAAAGACCTTGCTAATGATATAAAAGTGGATGTTTCGCCAAAACTTATTGACGATGTAGTTTCAACATTTGAAAATGGCAAGGTCAAGCTCACAACGATCAACGAAAACACTATAAAGAACGCAATTTCTTCAAACGATTTAGCCACAGCTCTGGATACTATCAAGCTTAACCTATCGTCGACTGTCGCCAAACAGCTGTTTGATGATCTCAAAACGGCAGACGGCAACGTAGTGAAAATATCCCCAGACGAGGGCGTAGCGTATGTCGGTGGTAAATTCTACGATGTGTTCTACAAGGACGG